CCCAGTCCCGAACGGGCGGCCGAAAGGCGTGCCGAACAAGCTCACGCAGTCCCTGCGCGCGGCCATCGAGTACGCGGCTCAACCAGGGCAATGTCACCCGCAGGGGCTGGCGGGCTGGCTCATTGAGCGCGCACGCTCGCGCCAGGTTGCCGACAGGCAAATCTTCGCGGGACTCGTCGCGAAGGCGCTGCCGTTGCAGGTTAACGCGCAGGTCAGCGGCGGAATCGCTATTCAACTGGGCTGGCTACAGCAGCGAGGAATTGGCGCGGTAGCGACACAATCCGCAGAGCGCGTGCCGCAGGTCATTGATCAGCAAGGCAAAGCAGCGACCGCTCAGATGATTGCTAATCAGATTGACGATCGGACCATCATGCTGTCGCCCGTCCTGCCCGACGCGGCAGCAGTCGAGCATGGCCAGCAGGACGGCCAGGACGCGCTACAGGACGCGAGCGGGGCGGCTGGCCACGCAGGTACCGGGCGCTAGCGCGGGCCTGCCTGCGCGCTCGCAGCGGGCCGGCTGGCGACCCCCTACCCCCCTTCAACCCGGATAGGGGGGGTGGGTCAAGAATGTGGTCCCTCCCCTCCCCTTTAGCATCCCCAAAAAAGGTTTTGCGCCAATTGCAATGAAGCTCCAGGATTACCAGCCTCGGGGCGTGTTCTTGCCCTTGCACAATCGCAGCAAGCGGTGGGCGTGCGTGGTGGCGCACCGGCGGGCTGGCAAGACTGTGGCGATGTGCGCGGATCTGGTGATTGGGGCGCTGGAGACGGCGTTGCCGCGCCCGCAGTTTGCGTATCTGGCTCCGTTTCGGGATCAGGCGAAGCGGGTGGCGTGGAATTATCTGAAGGAACTGACGCGGGATTTTTGGATCAAGGAGCCGAACGAGTCGGAATTGCGGATTGACATGAAGAACGGGCACGGCGGCGAGAGCCGGATTTATGTGGCCGGGGCTGACAATCCGGATGCGTTGCGAGGGATGTATTTTGACGGCGTGGTGATGGACGAGGTGGGGCAGATGCGGCCTAGCGCCTGGTATAGCGTGCTGCGTCCTGCGTTGTCGGATCGGAAGGGCTGGGCGATTTGGGCGGGTACTCCGGCGGGAAAGAACTTCTTTTGGCAACTTCGGGAAGAGGCGCGGCTGAATCCGGAGACGCATATCCTGATGGAGTTGCCTGCGAGCCGGACGGGTATTCTGGACGCGGAGGAATTGCGGGACGCGAAGGCGCAGATGACCGAGGAGGCGTATGCGACCGAGTACGAGATCAGTTTTGATGCGGCGATTCCGGGCGCGTATTACGCGAAGATCGTTGGGGAACTGTACGAAAAGGGGCAGATTGGCGACATGAGCCTTGACCCCACGCTGCCTGTGGATTATGCGGCTGACCTGGGGTACACGGACAGTTGCAGTTGGTGGGGCTGGCAGGCGACGGTTGATGGGTATCGGGTGGTGGACTTTTATGAGGCGGATGGACAGCCGATCCAGCACTACATTGATTGGCTGAAGGCGCGTCCGCACAAGGTGGGTGAGGTGTATTTGCCGCATGATGCGCGGGCAAAGAGCTTGCAGACGGGCAAATCGATCATTGAGCAGTTCCTGTCGGCGGGAATCCGGCCCAAGATGGCTCCGGAACTGTCCTTGCAGGACGGGATTGAGGCGGCGCGGGTAGTGCTGCCGCTGTGCTGGTTCGATGAGAAGGCGACGTATGACGGGGTTGACCACCTGCGCGGGTATATGCGGGAGTGGGACGAGAAAACGCAGACGTTTCGCAACCGGCCCAAGCATGACCAGCACTCTCATGCGGCGGATGCGTTCAGATACATGGCTCTTTCGGTGAGGAAGGTATTGCCGAAAGGGGCGGGCGGTGACAGAATTGCACGGCGGCAGGGTGTTTCGCAGGGGCTGAATTACGCCTTTTCGCTGGATGACATCTGGGATACCGGGCCGAAACAGACGACGAGGGTGGGTTGATGGAAACGTCCGCCAGGATTGAGAAATCGACCGATTTTGCGGCGACCCCGGCAGGAATGGCGCAGCGGTGGGGCACGGAGATTGCGGCGGCTGAGCAGGAGATTGAGCCGTTTCACCGCGATGCGCGAAAGATCATCAAGCGGTATCTTGACAGGCGTGATGCGTGGGAGGAGGACGAGAGCCGGGTAAACCTGTTCTGGTCTACGGTCAAGGTTTTGCTGTCGATGCTGTATGCGCGTCCTCCGAAAGCGGATGTAAGCCGTGCTTGGCAGGACGCGGAGGACGATCAGGCGCGTGTTGCGGGCACGATGCTGCAACGGCTGCTGAACAAGGACTTTGAGGAACAGGTATCCAGTTGGGACAGCACGATCCGGCAGGGGATTGAGGATTGGTTGGTCGTTGGCATGGGCCAATGCTGGATGCGGTACGAGGTCGAGACGGAAGAGGTCGAGATTCCGGCCGTAATCGACCCGATGACGGGCATGGAGATCCAGCCCGCGCAGATGGTCGAGCGGATTACGGAAGAAGAAGCCGAGCTTGACTATGTGCATTACCAGGACTTTTTCTGGTCGCCTGCCCGGACATGGCGGGAGGTGCGTTGGGTAGCGCGTCGGGTGCATATGACGCGGGAGCAACTGGAGGCGCGGTTTGGCGAGGCGATTGCCAAGTCGGTGCCGATGATCCAGCCCAAGCGCGAGAATGACGAGCAGACGACCAAGCACGACCCGTGGGCGCGTGCCGAGGTTTTCGAGATCTGGTGCAAGGAAAACGAGAAGGTTTACTGGTTTGCGAAGGGTGCACCTGTCATTCTTGATGTGAAGGACGACCCGCTGGGCATTAGCGGGTTCTTTCCGTGCCCGATGCCGCTGGCGGCGAACGTCACCAGCGTCAATTTCCTGCCGCGTGCTGACTATGTGTTCGCGCAGGATCAATTTAACGAATTAGACGAGATCAACACGCGAATCAAGTGGCTGACGCGGGCGGCGAAGGTTGTCGGCGTGTACGACAAGGCGGCTGACGGGCTGCAACGGATGTTCCAGCAGGCGTCCGAGAACCAGTTGATCCCGGTGGACAACTGGGCGATGTTTGCCGAGAGCGGCGGCATCAAGGGCAAGGTCGATTGGGTGCCGATTGACGCGGTTGTGAACGCGATTGAGCGGCTGCGCGTTTATCGGGCGGACAAGACCCAGCAGATCTACGAGGTGCTGGGCATCTCGGACATCATGCGCGGGGCTACGCGGTCGGGCGAGACTGCGACGGCGCAGCAGATCAAGGCGCAATTCGGTTCGACGCGGATTCAACTGTTGCAGTTCTACATCGCGCAATGGATCACCGAGGTCTTGCGGATCAAGGCCGAGATCATTGCCAAGCACTTCCAGCCTGAGACGATTGTTGAGCGCAGCAACGTGCTGCGGACGCCTGACGCCCCGCTGGCCCAGGCGGGCGTGCAGTTGCTCAAGGACGAGGAAGTCGCGCAGTACCGCATCGTGGTGGAAGCGGACAGCATGGCTCAGATGGATTGGGCTGCTGAACGGGATGCGGCTGTGCAGTTCATGCAGGGGCTGGGCGCGTTCATTAGCCAGGTTGCCCCGATGGCGCAGCAGGTGCCCGAGGCTGGCCCGTATCTGATGCGGATCATGCAATGGGCTGTGAGCAAGTTCCGCGTCAGCACCGAGATTGAGAGCATCCTTGATCAGGCGGTGGACGGCATGCAGAAGCAACTGATGCAGCCCAAGCCTCCGCCGCAGCCTGCGCCGGATGTCGTCGTGCAGGCGCAGATTGAGGCTGAGAAGATCAAGAGCAACGAGCGGATCGCTGCGATGGAAGCGCAGAATGACCAGCAGATTGCGAGCCTCAAGGCGACGGTTGATCTTCAGAAGATCGAAATGCAGGCGCGGTTTGACAACTTCCAGAAGCAGTATGACCAGATCAGCAACCTGCTGACTGCGCTGCCGGGAACCTCGCAAGTGATGGAGCTTGACGCGATCAAGCAGATGGTCGAGCAGAACAAGGCGGACACGGACGCGCAACTGTCGCAAGTGATGACGGCGGTGAGCCGGAAGAAGAAGCGGATTCCGATTCGGGATCAGATGGGCGACATCGTTGAGGTGCGTGAAATCGATGATGACGACAATGTGTTGCCGCCTGGTGTTGTGAGCGGGCCTCCCGGCTCGCCGGTAATGAACTGAGGACGATATGGCGATCCAGTTTTCTACGGCTGTACGCGACGCGCGGCTTGACCAGATTGAGACGACGATTGGTACGTCTGCCGTGATCAGGATCTTTACTGGCTCGCCTCCTGCTAACTGCGCGGCTGCGGATAGCGGGACGATTCTGGCGACGGTGAACTGTCCTACGGACTGGATGGCGGCTGCGAGCGGTGGCAGCAAGGCCAAGTCGGGCACCTGGGAGGATCTAAGCGCGGACAACACCGGCACGGCCGGACACTTCCGCGTGTACGACTCCGGCGTGACGACCTGCCACATGCAGGGCACGGTCGGCACCAGCGGCACGGACATGATCGTCAACTCGACATCGTTTACGTCCGGCCAGCCGTTTACGATCATCACGTTTACCTTGACTGATGGGAACGCATAATGGCTGACAACGTAATTCTGCCGGGAACAGGCGAAAGCGTTGCGACCGACGACATCAGCGGCGCGCAGTATCAGCGCATCAAATTGTCCGACGGTCTGGCTGACTCCACCACGCATATGCGGGTTCGCACGTCCAATCCGTTATTTAGCGATGGCGGTGCGGTTGTTCGGCAAGCGCCTACTGACATCTGGTCTGTCGGTTTTGCGGATACGGGGTCAAGCCTGCTGGCGAGCGAGTTCACGCAGCGCAGGCTCGGAACCGGCATGGGCGTCACGCAGGGTTCGAGCAACCTGCTGGTGACGACTGGCACGACGGCCAACAGCGAGTTCCTTGCGCGCTCCACGACCTCGTTCCGTGGGTCGCTCACGGCGCGGCACAAGACGATCCTTTCGCAGCGGATCGCCAACAACAACTTCGTGGCGATGCTGGCCGACTTGGTCGGTGAGGGATTGTCTTGCACGATCAACTCGGCGACCTCGATCACGGTCACGATTCCGAGCAACCCGTTCACCGCCAACAACGTCGGTCAGTTTATTTTTGTCGGCGCAATCAGCGGCGCGAACGGGGTGCCTGGGCGTTACGCGATTGCGTCTGTGGCGGGAAACAACGT